ACGCATCGAGGATATTCGCCATCTGTTACGCAAACAGGCTCATCCACCGACCGGGGTTACAGGTGTTATGGGTGGCATTCCTGACGAGATGCAACTGGCACTCGACACCCCCAGCGGGATTCTGGCTCTCGACGGTGCGACGTCCGCGATCAAAGTCGAGCAACCTACCATTCCGACGGACATCTGGAAGGACGTCTCAGCGATCGACGACATGTTCAACGAAATGTCGGGTCTGCCTGCGGTAAATCAGGGGCGCGGCGCTCCCGGCGTAAGGAGTGAAGGTCACGCACAGCTACTCTCTCAGATGGGCTCGACTCGCGCGAAGGACCGCGCTCTTGTCGTCGAAGATTCGCTGGATGAGGTGGCGACGTTGATCGTTAAGCTGCTGCGCAAATACGACAAACGCCAGTACCGGGAGGACAAGGCTGATGGAGTGAGGTTCTTCCCCCATCAGTTTCCGGAAGACTTTGAGGCGAAGGTCGACGGGCATTCGAATTCGCCGATCTTCATCGAGAATCACGAGGCGCGCGTGTTCGCGCTGCTTGACCGGCAGGTCATCAATCCTGAATCGGCACTTGAACTACTTGACATCCCGCAGCGGGACTTGCTAAAGAAACGGTTGAAGGAAGACATTGAGCCGGCCAAGGCCAAAGCCGCGCAACAGGAGCATCAAATTGAGATGCTCAAAGCGACTAAGGGCCGACAGCCGGCCAATGGTCAAGGCGCTCCTCCTCAAGGTGCGCCACAACGCGGCGGGGAGATGCCCCCGCAATAGCGACGGCATAAGGGCACGTTGATAGAGAGGAGACGCACATGGCACGTCGTGGTCGTCGCGGTCGAAAGCACCGCTAGCTGGAATGAGGGGGCGTTCTCCGGCGCCCCCTTTTTCTTGACAGGGATCCTTGATTAGGTTCAGATTTCGCGCCAACCATGCCGCAAGATCCAAGGCCAGCGGGCGCACAGACACCGACACCGCAAGATGTCGGCAACGCCCCCGCCGCCGCCGGAATGATGACCCCACAGTCCCCGCAGGGCGAAACGGAAGCCGCAAAGCTGGATGTCTATCACGCGACCAAACTTCTGATGCGCGCGTGCGGGAAATTCGGGCCCAGCGAAGATGGCGACTACGTATTGAAAACCATGGCTAGCCTGATTAAGCATTTCGGGGACCATGAGGATGTTTCGGAAGAGTTCTCGCCGGCAGAACTTAAGCGTATGCTGGCGACGCTCGCGGGACCGGGAGCCGCCGGTCCCGGTGCCCCACAAACTCCTTCGCCGGGAGGTGGTGGTGCCCCGGCCCCGCCGGGTAGACCTCAGTAGGAGATAACAATGCCTGCTCAAAAACGTCTTTTCATGCCAGCAGATGGGCTTTCAATACGCGATCCGCTTACCAACGAGCGAGCGCACGGAAACATTATGAATCCGCGTCGCTACGCTGAATTCGGTGGCCTGACATCGGGGAATGCGCGGGGGTTTTTCTCATCGACGGCGACGCTCGGTAAACCGGGCTCGACTGAACGCGCGGTGCCGGTGAAGTAACGTGGCGAACGACGCGAGCCTTGAGAACCTTTCTCAAGAGCAACGGGCTGAACTCAACATCGGCCGGTTGACCCGGCAACTGCTTGTTGATCCTGATACGCGCGAGGCGACGGCGAAGCTGCTGCAGAAGAAAGACAGCACGCTGACGTTTCCCGATATCGCCGCCAAGGAAGAGGCTCGCAAAGCCCAAGAGAACGCCAATTCAAGAGTAGCCGAACTCGAAAAACGTCTATTGGAACGTGATGCGCGCGAGAACCTCGCTCGTCAGCACAAACGCATCGAGGAAGCGGGCCTTGATGTGAAGATGGTCAATGAACTGATGGAAAAACACGGTATCCCGCCGACGGATGAGGGTTACGGCATCATCATCGAACTAGTACAGCAGAGGCAGCATCTGGCTGAGCCGACACCAGAACAGTTTGCGCCGTTCAAGATTCCCAATCTCAAAGAGATGTGGAACGATCCCGTCAAGTGGCGGGAAGCGGAAGGTTACAAGGTTCTGAATGAACTGATTGCGCAGCGCAAGCGGGCGTAGTCAGGCCGACAACTACAAAGGGCACCAGCACGAGGCCGGCTACACGGTCTGACGTGAGGAGTGCCCGTCTATGCCATTCTCATCGGGGATAATGCCAACTGGTGCGAGTTTCACCGAATACTCCGCCATTACCCGCCGTGCATTCGTGCCGACGATGTACGTGCAAATCTACAACGCGAGCCCGACATTCGCGGCCCTGATGCAACACGCGAAAGTCGCCTCGGGCGGCATTTCATCCGTCACTGTGCCCGTGCAGGGTCAGGCCCTGACAGTCCCGCAGTGGGTGGGATTCGACGGGTCATTCTCCCAGCCGGCGAACATTCAGGGCATCCAGCCGGCCGAATTCAACCTCAAGGGCATGGTCACTCCGATCCCGTTCTACGGATTTGAGGGTGCAGTGCAGGCGGATCACGCCATCATTCCGCGCATCGAAGCAGTATTCAATGACGCGACGAACAGCACGGTCGACGTGCTATCGAATGCACTGTTCGTTAACGTCAGCAATGCCCAGCAGCTGATTGGCCTGAATGCGGCATTCGATGACGGGACGAATGCTGCGACCTACGGGAATATCAGCCGGTCGACGAGCACGTTCTGGCAAGCCAAGGTGTACAACGCAGGCGGCGTGGCGCCGACGCGCTCGCTGATCCTGCAATACCTTGTCGGCGTGAACAAATACGGGTCCGAAATGCCCACCATGGCGGTGCTGGGGCTCGGAACGTGGCTCAAGCTGGTTCAGCAGGACTATCAGGGATTGGAGTCCTACCAGATCCTGCCGGGAACTGGATTCGACACGGATGCTGATCGGCCACGCTCGCTGTTCCGCGCGCTGGACATCGGCGGAGTGCCGATCTATGCCGATCCGTACTGCCCAGAAGGGATCATGTACATCTGGCATTCCAGCTACACGGCACTGTATTTCCACAGCATGGCGAATTTCTCATTCACCGGCTTTGAATCTCTGTTGCCGGTGTATCAGATCGGCTACATCGGAGGCGTCGTCACACTGCTTGAACTGGTGTGCGCCAAGCCGCGAACAACCGGCCGCGTCGGAACTGTGGGCAGCGTGGGAACGCAGTTCACCTTTGCGACCATTTGATGGAGTGCACGAATGTCAGACCTTAAACTGCCCTATCAGGGGTCAGACCTAGAACCGGAACTGACTGTCACGCAGTTCGTAATTCCGGCCGGCGTAGGCGCGACTTATGCGGCGTCGAACAATATCGCTACGTTCACATCGAACGCTGCGCATGGATTGACGCTCACTCCGGCGGCAGGGGTCATGCCGAATTACTTCATCACTTTCGGTGGCTCGACGTCTGCCATTACCGGAACCGGGGTGCTGGTGGGAAATGTTTTCCGCATCCTATCGATTCCTTCGACGACGACCTTCACGTTCTACTGCACGATCACGGCAGCGACCGTGACGTCGGCGACGGTCATCCCGATCTTCTACCCCAACTTCCTTGCCAGTTTCGGCTCATCCTTCGCGGGTGGCCCCACGCAGACTATTTCCACCGTGGTGACGCCGTTCCCGCCGCCGCAGCTGACGGGAGCCATGGTCAACGCGCGCTGCGGAGCGAACTGTGCCGTGCGCGTAAACACCGACAACAACGCTTTTATCCTTGACCCACAGTCAACGCCGGCATCGGGGACACCGGGAACCGCGCCGACGTGGCGTGATCAGGTGTCGGCGTCTACGAACGGTCAGCTGTGGATAGCTCCTCCCGGTGGCGCCGTCTGGGCGAACGGCACGACAGCGACATCGACGTTCAACGTCATCAATTGATGACGAGGTAAGGGCACATGGCGAAGCTGGAATTACACGTCGAGAACTTCATTCGGGTCACGCAGACGACCGGAGTGGACATCGAAGGCCGTTATGACGGGGAGAATTACATTTTCCGTCACAACGTCCCCAATGATGTCCACATGGACGTCGCGCGTCACGTCTTTGGCTTCGGCTTACCGGAGCGATCGGACGACCCGAAAATTCAGGACAAGATGCCGGCGCTGCTGCGTCTCGGCTGGGTAGCATCTAGCGGCGACACCAAGGCGGGACTCGATACGCTGCGGACGCAGGTACGTTTCGAAGAAGTGCCGCCGTTCCCGCATTTGTTACGCTTGCGGAAACCGGAAGAGAATTCCGGCCTTCCACAGATGGAACTGCCGGAGTCGACAGAATCACCAGATGCGCGGGTGCCCTCGCCTATAGGTGGTGGGAAGACGGGAGCCGTGACGGCTGCGGCTCCCGATCAACCCTCGCGCAAGATCAAAGACGGGAACCACTAGGGCAGTGAAATGTGGGAGCGCTCAGCACCTACCTGTCCCAAGTGCAGAACAACCTGCTGCACGATCCCAACGGGCTCCTCTGGTCTGCCGCTGAAGTAACCGGCTACATCAACGAAGCGCGCAATCGGGTCTGTCAGGACTCGAAAGCGTTGCGTCAGGTGCTGCTGTCGAGCACGTATCCTGCGATGCTGTTCTCGCAGGGCGTGGAATTCTACACCCCACAGACGTTCCTGCCTGCGCCATTTGGCGCGAACCTCGTCGACGTCATGGGGATTTCGGTCATCGTGAACAACGAGCGACTGAAGCTGCAGTATCTGCCGTACACGCAATTCGATGCGTTCATCCGTGGCTGGGTGAACTTTCAGGATTGGCCGATAGCTTTCACGCGCATCGGCGCCACGCAAATCTGTGTTGGCCCCGTGCCGAACCAGAATTACCCCTGCGACTGGGACGTCGCGGTTATCCCGGTCGCGCTTGTGACCGACGCCGATCCTGAACCTATCCCGGTGCCCTTTACGGAGCCGGTGCAGTATTACGCGGCTTACAAAGCTAAGTTAAAACCGCAGGCGCAGGGTGAGGCCAAGTATTTCCTTGACCTCTATCAGGAGATACTGAAGCGCTGTGCGCTCGCGTGGGCCAGCCGCATCATCAAGAATCCCTATTCGAAGTTGCCGTAATGGGCCAGATACCGCAACCGAATGCTGGCGCCCAAGGGGATCCGGCCCCTCTTCTCAACAAGACATTCAGCGCATTTAAGGGCGTGTACACGCGCGCGTCGCGCACCGCGATTCCCGATGATTATTTCTACGACTTAGTGAACATGATTCCGATCGGGAATCAGAACCTGCATGTCGTGCACAACCTGTCCTCGGCGCTAGTTGACTACACTACGGACACAATTTATTGGTCGCAGGGAGTCAACCTCAACGGGGTCGAATATCTGGTGAACTTCGCCAGCAACGGCAAGGTTTTCTTCTACAACATCAACGCGCACACATCGGCACAGGTAAATGTCGGCAATTTGCTTTCTGGTGCCGGCTCGCAGTGCGACCAGTGGCAGAACACAGCGATTCTCTTCATTGATTCAACGGGGTATTACTCTTATGACGGAGCGACATTTACCAAAATCACCGGTGCCGGAGTCCCTACTGCCGGACAGTCTATTGCGGTCTATGCGCAATATGTCTGGATCGTCAACAACCGGCAGCTCTACGTCACAGGGAACGGCGGCGGGATCGGCTACGTCGCGGCCAACTTTACGGCTGCCAACGGGGCGCAAGTCGTCACGCTTGTGGACCCACAAATCCGGTCAACGGTTTCGCGGCTGAAGGCCCAGAACGGCTATCTCTACCTGATTGCGCAGTCGTCGATCAATGCGATATCGGACGTGTACGTGCCGAGTGGCGCATCTCCTCCGACACCACTGTTCTCCAATCAGAACATCCAAGCACTGATAGGCACGGACCAGCCGGCGTCGATTTTCGCTTACGACCGCTATCTGATGTTCGCCAGCAAATACGGCGGCCATACGCTATTCGGCGTGTCGGCGCCCAAGGTGTCGGGCGACATCGATGGGACGTGGCAGTACGTTGACTTCACGCAGCAGATATCCGGCGGGCAGGTAGTCGTTGAAAGCATTCTGTGTGGCGCGTTTCTGCTTAAGCAGACCGGCGATCCGACATTTGGGAACCGCAACATAATCGCCCTGTGGTTCCAGCAGTCAGACACTGCGCCTCAGACCGGTGTCACTGAGAACACCGACATTTGGTGGTTCTGCAATTTCGGAGCGGTGA